TCTGTCCAGGAATCCGGTTTAACCGGGCTGCACAGGTGCGTGATCGCGGTATCATAGATTAACGTCTGTGGTATTTACGGTTATATCTCTAGGCCACTCCATTGGTTCGTTGCAGCGTCTTTGAAAAGACAAAACAACGACAGCGGATCGCGTTTGAGATGAAGACGTTTATTGTAGACTTGGAGTCTATGATAGAGTCCACCGCACGTAGAAGCAGTCTCTCGCCTCCCATATAGGGAAGGTCGAGATTAGTTCTACGTGAAGTATTCCTTACGCTCATTGTGATGAGGCGCAAAGTGTGTAGGGGATCGATAACTTCTAGCCTCGAAAGGGGGAGAAGTTATGCCTGAAATGAGGCACAGGGAGAGATTGGTGAAGGCCACGCAGTGTGTCGGGTTTCAATCCGACTGTATCACTGATTGGCATTGTCCTGAACAAGGACCTTCATACGATTATACGTACGACCAAATCGAATTTGATGATTTTTATCATTTCGAAGAAATGGACGACGTAGTAACACCTCTCTACAAACGCTTAAGCGGTCAGGGCCATATCATAAACAGCCCGATGACCAAAATCTCAACAATTACCCGTGACAACCCGTGTACTTTGTACTCGAGTTGGGGTAAGGGCCTTTGGAACACTGAATGTGCTCCAGATGCATTCAAAGATTACTTAAGCACTGTGACACGGCACGATTGGCCATCATCCACCATGTTAGGTGGGTGGGCTGCTCTGCCAGAAATTCCTGATTACGACGTAACTAACAAGATTGCCTTAGCTGTAACAAATGCTTGGGCGCGTGTCGATGTAACTGACATGCAACTCCTTGTTAGTATGGGTGAAGGGAAGAAGACTGTGTTAAGTCTTATCAGTATGGCTAAGCGAATGATCAAAGTAATGAAATCGATCAAAAAGCTCGATAGCAGAAGTTTGCTGTTTGAGCTCTCGCCCAAGCAACTGGCGGACCGTTACATGGAACTTCGTTACGCTCTTCGTCCACTCGTTTACGAAGCGAAAGGAATAGCTGCTGCCATAGCATCCGGCAACATGTCTAAAACCGATCGCGTAACTTTTCGAGGGTCGACAATGTACGAAGATGACGGCGTTTCCACAGATGCACCAACGCAAGAATTTGTTGATGCATGTGGAGTTTGGACTAGGATTAATAAACCTATTACCAAAACATGGAAGCACTCGATCAAAGTACGATCAGGTGTACTCACTCAACTGAATGCGTTGAACACCCTAAATGTTTGGGGGTTAACGCAACCGGTCGAAGCTATTTGGGAACTTGTTCCATTTAGCTTTATTATCGATTGGTTTATTAATGTTGGTGATACATTAGCGTCCTTCACTCCGAATTACGGTTTGAAGGCGTTAGCTTCATGGTATACGGTAGTTGATACCAAGTACCAGTTAGTCGAAAGGTCTTCAGCATATGATATATATTTGCCATCAACTTCTACAAACGAGGCGAGAGCCTGGAATGCAGACGTCGGCAATTGCTGGTGTGACAAGACAGTCGTCACTAAGACCCGTGTTCCAAACCCGAGCCGCTCGATACTCCCGAACTTTACTGTAAGTTTGGATTGTTTGAAGCTCACTGACTTGGTCGTAATCGCGAAAGGTTTAATTACCAAGCGATAGGTTCCACGTACAAGGAGTAATATCATGTTAGATGATACCATCACTTTGCAAGTAGATGAACTGAACGACACGAACTTGATCGACATTGACTTTTTACGGTTCGAAGAATACCAGAACCGGAGCGTGTACACTAGCGAGAATCACCAGCTTAGCGCTCAAGACAAGTTGACCTTTTATCGTACCTTCCCGAAGATCTCGGGCAACTTTCCTGGCACAGCAAAAAGTGCCATGAAGTTTTCGTTCGACCATGTGGTCACTGGCGTAGACGGCTTAGCCGCACTTACCAGCCCCATGATCGTTGAGGTTAGTTTTTCAGTTCCGGTGGGTATTTCCGTGGCTAACCAGTTAATCGGTCGGCAACGTGCGATAGCCCTGTTGGACGATGATTCAATCATGGTTCCTTTAATGAATCAGCTGATGGTGTAACACTATGGACAGGCCAGATTATTGGGCTTATTCACTGTGTATCGCTGTTAGCGTAGCCTTACCGCGGGTATTATTATCTGTGTTGAGGCTATATAAATTCATTGCAATTTGGAACCGGAAACGGCGTCATCGGAGGGATTATGAAAGTTAATTCTAAATCCGGCAAGAGAAGAGCCAACCAGAAAATGTTGTCTCTGAACATTCCGCGAGATTACCCGTGGAAGGTTTTAAACAAATTAAGTTTAGATCTTACCGAGTACCTCAGTGAAGATGAGTCAAAGAAGCTTGACCAGATCGTGAGAAATCGCGATCTGGAAAAGTACCTTGAGCTCAATGAGGAGTGGGGATTACAGAGTACAAACTCCACTAGTATCAGCACGTCGAAATTTCGCGCGAAATACTTACTTGCCAGCTTGGCCAAGAAATTTCAGTTTGATACCGATAAGGACACCCGCGTTGCGCGTGCTACGGAGAAATTCTTCGAAGCAGAGCGTTCTTGCGAAACCTATAACCAAAGTGGTTATATGGACCTGTTGGTACCACAAACTGAGTGGAGCGGAGAAATACTTCGATTCGCTCGATTATTCATGGTTAAGTTGCTCGGACCCGAATTACCAGGGCACGAGGCATTGTTGGACAAGTCTAGACATGGTCCGGGAGCTACAATAGGTACGCGTAAGGGGCAAACTTCGCTTTATCATAAATTTAGCGAGTTCCCTTATTCCTGCTCTATCGATGCTTTCCGGTATGCTCGTTTCGCAATTGAGACTGACCACAGATGGTTTGGGGCTCTTCAGAATTCCTACCGGGCTCGCTTCGGAATACAGAAGCATTTACCCTTGGATATGAAGACGTTCTGGGCCAAGGTCATTAAGGTCGAAAACGCGAACCGAATCTGTTTTGTTCCCAAAGACGCTCGTACTGAGCGTACAATAGCAATTGAGCCTAACCTGAATGTTTTTCTTCAACTAGGAGTTGATGGTTATATCCGACGCCGTTTAAAACGGTTCGGTGTTGATCTAGACTCTCAAGTAAAGAATCAGGAGTTGGCTCGGCTGGGTTCGTTGCCAACCGGTCCACAGTTTGTAACAGTGGATCTGAAAGCAGCAAGCGATAGCATAAGTACTAAATTATGCGAATTGCTATTACCTAGCCAATGGTTTAGCTATCTTATGGACCTTCGGTGCCAGAGTGGCACACTCGAAGGGAAATCTGTCTCTTACGAGAAGATTTCATCTATGGGAAATGGCTTTACCTTTG